ATTAAAGCTACGAAGCTGAAGTCTGAAGCAGAGTTTGGTCTTAAGAGTGCTCAGACAACTAAAGCATTGGCTGATGCTAGGAAAGCTCTGACAGAGAACCTACCAACAGTAGCTAAGTTACAAAAGCTTCGTGATGATCTACGTGCAGCAAGGCCTAACGCAGAGTCTGATCAGCAGTTAGCAGAGATTGATCAAAAGCTAAAAGAACTTGATAGTGCTATCAACAAAGAAAGTACCTTTGCTCCTTTAGCAGCACCAAAGCCTGAATCATTCGGTGTAGACAGAGAAGCTACATCACAGGCTTTGTATGGAAAGAGGTTTGGTGACTTAACACAGCAAGAACAGCAAGCTGTTAATAAACAAGTAGACGAAACAACTAAGAAAAGTACAAAAATTGATATAAACCTAAGCCAAGATAAAGGTATAAACGCAACTAAAGTAAAAAGGTTTGGTGATCTTGAGGATGCTGCGGTAGCTGCTGATTCAGTATTAAATAATGTGAATACTATTAGCAGTGTACTTAACAACGCATTCACTGGCGTAGGTGCTGGTGTGGCTCTTAAGGCAGGACAGATTGCTAATGCTCTTGGAGTACAAGTTACAGGTACAACCGAGTCTGAACAATTAAACCAATTGTTAGCTAAGTTGGCTCAAGGACAAGCTAGAACACTTCCTGGTTCTTTGTCAGAAAAGGAATTGATGTTCTTAAGAGAAGCGATCGGTACTGGTGGAATGACAAAGCAAACACTACAGGCTATGCTTCGACGTATGCGTGAAGATGCTATTGCTGATAAAGAAGCCTATAAAGATGCGTTTAATTTTGAACAAGGCGGTGGTAACCTGAACAAATATGACTTCGCTACATCAAGAACAAAAGCTAGGACTACTGCAAAAAGAATATCTGATTTACTAGAAAAAGCAACCCCTGAGCAACGCAGACAACTAGGATACTAATATGGCAACAGGTCTTTCACCAGCAGAATTAGAAGAACTTAAGGGTCTTCTAGGTACTCAAGGTCAACAAGCACCTCAGCCAACATCAGTCATGGAAGGTGCTACACAACCAGGAAAGACATTTGGTGATATTGCTCTAGAGGCTTTACCTGATGTAGCTGGACTCGCTGGCGGTGTTATTGGAGCAGCTACGACACGTTCTCCAGCAGGTATGACAGCAGGCAGGGCATTGGCTCAGCAGGCTGTTAGAGGTGTTATTGGTTCGGGTGTAGGAGCAGCTACAGGAACAGCTTTAGAGGCTGGTATTAAGTCTGCAATGGGTATGCCACAGCCTTTAACAAAGACAGCAGCAGACATGTTATCTAACTCTGTCACTAACATGGCTTTGGATGCTGCAGGTAACGTTGTCTTTAACATGCTTGGTAAAACTTTCCGTGTTACTAAGGATGCAATGACTAAGGCTGGTGTACTTCCTCCTATGGATGCTTCAGCTCAAGAGTCTAAGAGGGTTGCTCAAGAGTTACTGCAGAAGTATGGTGGTACGTTAACAGAATATCAAATTACTGGGTCTACAGGCGCTAAAGTCAGAGAAGCAGTAGCTCGTAGTGGTTTGTCAGGACAAAGTACCTTTGATAAATTAGCTGAGACAAACCTCAATGCTTTAAGACAAGAAAGAGATACGATCTTAGAAAGCGTAGCATCCGATGCTTTACCTGCTTTACAGGCTGGTCAAGGTGTTAGAGATGTTGTACAGTCAGCGAACACAAGATTGTCAGAACTTGTTCAGCCTTTTTACGAGCAAGAACTTCCTGCAAGAGGTTTTAACGTAGGTGTCAACCTTGCTCCTATAAAGTCTAAAGCTTTTGAATCATTAAAAAGAGCTGAGAAACTTACCGAGACAGGTGATGCTGCTACTGTGTATGGTCCTGATGTTGCTAGAGTATTAAACGACATTAGTAATATATCTGCAGACGTATCCTTTGCAGAAGCACATCAATTAAGGTCTATTCTTAACAATCGCCTACGTGATCTAAAAGTAGAAGTAGGTAAGAATAGCCCTGTAGTTGCTGAACTATCCAAAGCAACCAAAGCCATTGATGATGCTATGGACACAGCAGCAAAGCAAATGGATCCTGATTTGTTAGCTCGTTACCGTGGTACACAGCAGTTCTACAGAGAATCTTTAGAAAAACTATTTCCTGATACTGTACTTAAGATTCTTGTTAAAGAGCCAGAAAGGATTGGTGAAGCAATCTTTAGATCAGGTAATCAATCTGAGATTCGAGCTATTAAGGATGCTTTGGCGCAGGCTAAGAAGATTGATCCTACTTTAGATAGCACTGCTTTACAACAAGCTCTTAACAGAGGCTATGTAGAGTCTTTCTTAGGCGAACAAGGAGCTGAGAATATCCTTAAGGAGTTTGTTGCTGTAGGTGATAAACTCAGAAAAGATCCTAAGTTTAAACGTACCTTTGAAGAAGCTCTAAGCCCTGAAGCACAGAACAGTATCAAAGCACTTAGTTCTACAGCAAACATTAGCTCTAAAACACCAGGATCAGGGTTGTCTTTGTTTGTTGCGGGTAAACAAGCTGATGCAGTATCTTCATTTGCAGCTCTTGCAGGCACTGGCGTTGCCTTTGCTCAAGATCCTTTACTAGGTGCTGCTGTTGGTGCTGGTGTCCTTATCACTCCAAAGATCTTAGCAAAGATTGCTACCAACCCTAAAGCAGCTAGTCAGTTAGCTGGTGTTGAGAAAGAGATTAGTAAGGCTGGTATGACAGGTGCTGCGGCAGCTAAACTACTAAAGATATACAATGATGCTAAGGTAACTACGTCTGACTTTGGTGAAGCACAGCCTGCAACACAGGATCAACCACCTCAGGGATTATCTCCTCAAGAGATGGAAGAGATGCAGAGGCTTCTTAATCCTCAGCCAGTTAGACCACAACCACAGAAACAGTCTAGCCTTGTTCGTGATGTCATGGGAGATTTCATGAATGTTTGAACTCATTGGTGCTCTTATCGGTGGTGTATTCAGGTTAGCCCCTGAAGTACTGAAGATCTTAGATCGTAAGTTTGAAAGAGAACATGAGCTAAAGAAGTTAGACGTTGAAGTATCTATTGCTAAGATGCAAGCAGAGTTTGCTCTACAGCAGGGATATCAGCGTCTACAAGAGCATGAATTAGATGCTATCGGTGAAGCATTCAAACAACAAGCAGAGTCTGATGGTAAGGCTTGGAAGTGGGTAGCATCGCTGTCAGCACTAGTTAGACCTGCAGTGACCTACTGGTTTGTAGGTTTTTATTCCATCGTAAAAGCTACTGGACTCTATCTAGCTTTCCTTCAGAATGGTTCATGGACATCAGTGCTTATGTCAGGATGGACAGACTTTGATGAAGGTATGCTGTCGTTGATCCTAACCTTTTGGTTCGTTGAGAAGTAATCTCAATCGCTGAACCATTGATTAAGAGATTCGAAGGATGGAGAAGTAAACCTTATCTCTGTAGTGCTAACGTACCCACCATAGGTTGGGGATCTACGATGTACGAAAATGGAGATAAGGTTACCTTAGATGATCCTGAGATCACAAAAGAAAGAGGACAGGAATTATTCGAACTTGATGCAGAGAGGTTCCTACTTCAAGTCTATAAAGCCTGTCCAGTGTTGACGAAACACGACAATAAAGCTGCTGCAATCCTTAGTTGGACTTATAATTTAGGTGCAGCTAGGTTGAGAGCATCCACGATGCGAACAAGGATAAACCAAGAGCGATGGGTGGAAGCTGTTCAAGAACTAAAGCGTTGGAATCTTGCAGCAGGTAAAGTAACCAGAGGCTTGATTCTTCGTCGTGAAGCTGAGGCATCACTCTTCCTTAGCCCAACCAACAACAAAACTGAAGATAGCAATATTAATAAAGACAAAGAACCCTTCGAGAAAAGCCTCGTCTCCGTCCTCGTCAGTTACGACAAAATCATCAGAGTAACAGATACCCAACATAAACCCTGACAGAAACGACCAACCCCATATATTCGGCATAGTTTTCCTTAGTGACCGTTCGCCCTCCTTTGATGGAGGGCTTTTTTTATCTAGATCTCACAGACTCCAGCAACACAGGCCAATTGCTGTGCGCCTTCGACGTTATCATCTACTTCCTTAAGATCATCCCAGTTAATGTTGGTAGGCATCTTAGCTAAGAGATCATTGTACTCTTGTTCAGTACATGTCTCATAAGGAGCCTGTCGATACGTACCACCATCCATAGGCAAGAATGATACACCAGTACAGATATCAAAGTTCCTGTACACCCAAGCCCCTACAGTAGGCCAATCTTCTTCGTTCACTGAGATAGTCACTGAAGGCTTATGTTCGCACCAGTTAAGTTGGTATATCTTCCATAGGTTTAAATGTTCAATAGAAGATACATCATCCCTAGTTACCGCTGATTCTGGAGCCTTCATAGGAAACGAGAACACTGTTGTACTATCTGGTCTCATCACACAAGGCTCATTAGGGATACCCTGGCTGATCATAAACGCTGTAAGAGGATCTTTTTTATCCGATCTAACACGTCTAATGTAATACGCAGCATGTTGTGGGTGAATTCCACTAGCAGTGCCACACAACTGAGACACAGTACCAGAAGGCTTAACGCAAGTGATCGCAGCAGAGACGGGAATGCCCAGAGCACTCGCTGTAACTTCATTCGCAGTGACTGCTTCATGCTTAAGATCCTGTAGTCTTAATGGTAATTGAATATCATTAGGATCATTCAACAACGGATTGTCATAGATCCCTGTCAATGATACACCTAATAAACGCTCTTCAGCGGTGTTCTTTTCCCAGATCTTACGCAGATAAGGGAAGTCAGTCATTGTGCTCTGCCAAGTGCCTAGAATCGATGCTACACGTACTTTGTAGCGTAGATCCTCAATGGTATCTGTAGCCCTGACAATGACCTCAGTGAGGTTACAGAATTGGTAGGGACGTAGGATGATCTCACTGCAGGGATTCGTACCAAAGTCATGATTAGGATCTCTACGACCATTGATAGCAGCTTGTTTCTGTGATGCTTCTCTGTTGAAGATACCACGCTCACCAGAATGACTCTCATAGACTGAGCACCATTCACGCATGAACTGACCCACTGAAGGCTTCGTATCATACACAGCAGAGTTGTTCGCTAAGCTACGTTGTCCTTGTTGTTCCCACCAAGAGCCAGCTTTAGCGTGTGCCATACGATCATCACTTAGATCGCTTAAAGATATCATCGCAGATCGCCGCACACCACCCACAACAACAACTTCCCCGATCTTGCACAGAATATCATGGCATTCAATGGACGACAGACGACGATTTTTGGCCGACTGGAACTTCCTAATAACAAACTTGAATAGTTCAACGAGGGGTTCTGGGCCAGAAGCTCTGCCTCCAAAGGTCTTAAGTCTTGCCCCAGCAGGTCTAACTTTGGAGACATCCCACTTTGCAATCTCTCCAGCATAGAGTAAAGCAATGAGTTGTCGTAGTGCTTTAGCCCAGCCCTCTTTGCTGTCGGATACCACGATAGTAGTTTTACTATCAAATAACTGATCAGGGACTTCAGGTAATTGATTGACATACTTAGACTCTACAGAGAAACCGACACCAGTGCCACACAGAAGGATGTACATTGCCTCATCGAATGACTTAGGATCATCGATGGGTAGATACGAACAATTATATCCTGCAATGTTTTGACGCTCTAGTGCTTCACCAGCAGTCATCATACACCGCATCGAAGGCATCACATCCAGGTTTACAATAGCCTTGTGTACAGTCTTATAGATATGCTGAGGAATCTCATACTTATGCTTCTTCAGTAACTGCTTTTGCATAAAAGCCATGTAGCGATCTACAGTCTCACCCCAGTTCTCTCTACGCCCTTGTTCGTCAAGAAACCTACTGTAGCGGCTCTTGTGGATAAATGCTTGGTAGTTATTCAACTTCATTGATCTTCCTCTTCGGTATCATCTAGTTCGTCAACTAAAACATCAAACATGGCTTCGATTCTGTCCTCAAACCTATCAACCAAGTCTTCTGCTGTTATGTTAAGTATCTCAAGTAGAGATATCTCATCTAGTCTTTTTAGTTTATCAAACAAGTCCAGAATCGTCAAAGCCATAATTACTCCTTGTAGTACTTTTTCTTTACTAAGTCATAGTTCTCAATCAAATACTCCAGATAGTGTACTGCTTTCTGTAGATCTTCTTTACCATTCTTACGATGGAATCGTTGAATGTACTTAACAACATTAGCTGACCAAGGGTCTAAACTCCATGCACTAATGACATCCCAAGGCTGTAGTGTTGTCTGCTTATAGTGATCACCTCCAACCTGTTTAGCTTGGTTTGAGTATTTCGGTAGCAAGTTTTTCTCCTCTACGTTGTTGTTGCCATCCACCACAGTCTTGACACTGGTATCGCTGGTACTTTCCCGTGGCAGTAGTGCTGTACCCCCTCCGCTGTAGACTGTAGCTCCCGCACCGTGTGCAGCCTGTGTAGTCGTTACCAATACTGACGTTTGGGTGGGTTCGAATCCAGGGAAGAAATCGTTCATAGACCTTCTCCAGTAGGATAACATCCTGTTTGTTGTACTGCTCCATCACTGTCCAGGCTTCTTTGTCTCTGTTCATACACTTAATCCAGAGTTCAAAGCCTTCATGCTTAGTCTTCTG